AGAAGAAGGAGACAGTTTGCGGCAAAGCGAGAGACTGGAGGCACTGTTTGAGGCCCTAATAGAGGCAGACCCGAATGGCCTATTTAGAGGGTATCAACCGATAATTGCACAGGGAGAAACCGGTATTCGTATTATTATAGACAGTGATGCAATTAAGAACTCTCCACTAACTAAAGCAAAAGCGTCTGAATACATTCAGTCCTTTGTGGGTGAAGAAGGTGCATTGAATAATGTTTTGCAAAAACTGGGCTTAACCGCTAGAGTTATCTTGTCGGAGATTGAGCTTACAAAGCTCAGAAACGATTGGAAGGTAGATTCAGATGGCAGGGGTTACAAAGCTCATCTTGGCGACGAAACCGGAGCATCTGTTGGAAGTGGAGGCAGGGCCGATATCGATACTGACCGGCAAGAACTTACGAATCTCTTCGGACAACTCATCGAAGAAGCCAAGCCAGGAAAAAGCACAACCTCAGAAGTAAGCATTCCGCCTCCAGTTAGAGGAGGTGAATAATGTCTACTAATCCCAATTTATACATTGAAGAACCGCAAGCGGAATTACCGCTGGAGCCTATGATCGATGCGGATGCAATGCCGGTCGAGCCTGTCGTACCGGAAACCGAAGAAGTCCAGGTTGCAGGGTTGGGCGGTATGGTCAAAGCCGCCAGGAAAATAGCTGACGATATTAGCGTTGATCCGGTCACGCCAAAGTCGCCGCCTATCAGTGAAGTGGTCGAGGGCGAACTTGTCCTCCAACGTGTACCGGAGGTCTCCGCCCAGCAATTCCGTGATCTGTTAAATCTGCCAGATGACTTTGATGTCAAAATGCCCAACATGACCAGAACCATGCCTGACGGTTCTGTCGTCAACGTAATGAATATAGAAGGCGATGCGGTCAAGTGGGTTGAGAATATGCATCGCGTCTTTGATGAACAGATTAAGGCCGCTACCCGTGGCGAAAGATCACTGGATCAGATTGCACGTTCCGCCAAGGCAATGGGTATGCATGAGGCCATGCTGGAGTTACTGGGCCGCAAGGTCGGAGAAGCCTTTAATGCGGAGCAAATGTATCGGGCTCTATGGGTTCGCAGTGCAATGGCAACGGAGATGGATCGTGTCGTCAAGGAGGGCACGGATGAGGAATTGCTCCGGATGTTGCCGTTTGCCGCCAGCATAGAAATACAGACGGCCGGTGCTATCTCAGAGTTTGGTCGAACCGGTGCGGTTCTGTCTCACGCCGGTAAGCTCCACATCACGGAGGCATCGATAAAGAAACTCCCAGAACTCATCCAGGCTTATGGCATTACGCCTGAGACCGTAGGTAATATCCGTGCGGCCTATGCCGCCGTTCCGGAACCAGCCCAGCGGATGCAGTTCCTTCGGGTGCTTGCAACGAAGGGAGCCAATGCATGGGTTGAGGCGTTCCTCAGTTCGTTATTGTCCTCACCGGTCACTCACGCCGTTAATATTGTCGGTAATACCATATTCGGTGCAATCCAGGTTCCGGAGCGTTTGGCGGCCGGTGCGGTCGGCGCGGTTCGCACCAACCTTTTTGGAGGTCTTGGCGGCAAAGACCGTGTCTATATGGGTGAAGCCTGGGAGCAGATTGTCAGTCTTGCGGATGGCGTACCGGCAGGGTTACGGGCGGCGTACAGAGCTTTGCGGCATGAGGAGGGCACTTTCGGCGGCCCTGGTGCAACCAAGGTTGATACACGGGTGGACCGTGCCATCAGTGCCGAATACTGGAACATGAAACCGGAAAGTGCGTTTGGACGTTTCGTTGACACCCTGGGCATTATCACACGGTTCATGGGTTCCCGTATGTTGCTTGTGGAGGATGAGTTCGCCAAGGGCATTACCTTCCATATGGAATTGCGGTCACAGGCCCGAAGGGTAATGAACCGTCAGTTAGAGGAGGGCATGGATCAGGCGGAGGTTATCAAGAACGGAGCTAAAATTCTTGCCGGTCAGGATGCACAGATCGTCAAGAATGCGGAGGACTTTGCTGTCCGGTCAACCTTCCAGGGAGACCTCGGGCCTATCTCATCATGGGTTAATAAAGGGATGTCCCATCCCATAATGAAAATCTGGCTTCCGTTCTTCAGAACGCCGACCAACATTATCAAGGAGACTTTGCAGAGGACACCATTAGGGGCCGTGATGCCTTCGGGTTTCTGGTCAGAGGTTGCACAAGGCGGAGCCAAGGCGGATGCCGCTATCGGTCGCATGACAGTTGGCACCGGTGTTTTTGCCACGGTCGCAACAATGGCTACCGGCGAGATGATTGACGGATTTAAGATTACGGGTGCGGCACCCCAGGACAGAAATGCGGCGGCCGCCTGGAGGCGAAACGGATGGGTGCCTTATTCCTTCTCTGTCAGACAGGAGGACGGGACATGGAAGAACTACGACTATGGCCGCCTGGCTCCCGTGGCCGGTATCTTTGCAATGGCCGCCGACTATGCTCATTACTCACAGTATGCGGACTCTGAAAGTGAACTGGAGGAATTATTCCTCAGTGCCGGTGGAGCCCTCTGGAATGTAATGTCGGAATTGCCCATGCTCCAGGGCGTGTTCAGCCTTACGGAGTTATCAGGGTCAGAATATGAAGGGTTTCAAAAGAAGTTTGAACGGACCTATGAATTGTTAGTCAAACAGTTCACCGGTGCGATGATTACATCTGTTCCTCTGGCCCCGACCGGCGGCCTGACAGCAACTGTGGAGAGAACGCTCAACCCGTTAGCCAGTGATGTGAAGCCATCGACAATGGACACGGAGAACGCCTTGCAGACAAGCGGAGCCGCTAAAGGGTTCTATGAAGCCTTGAACCGTGCCAAGTCACGCAACCCGTTTTTCTCCGACTCCGTTCCGCCCAAGTTGAACCTTTGGGGGGAGAAAATGCACCAGTGCCACAACGGCGGTTGGTGTTTCATCTCGCCGGTTCGCGTCCAGTCAACGAAAGGCAATGTTGTGGACAGGGAGATGGTCAAGCTGGGGCTGGGTATTCGTATGCCTTCCAGGACACAACGAGGAGTCAAGCTGACATCCGACCAGTATAACGAGATGATTGACCGGATTAATAACCACGGTAAGGAGACAATGCTGGAAGAGATGGAGAGCTTGCTTGATTTAAACATATATCAGAAAGCGGCGGTTGGAGGGCCAAAGGGCAAGCTGGATCAAATGAAATCCATCCTGACTCGCCGCAAGACAGAAGTCCTGGATGAGATGTTCGATGATCCGGACTTTGGCCTGGGGGATAAAAAGAAAGCTCTGGAGGACCATTTAACGGAATATGGGAAACGACTGAAGCAATAATTTTTTTAACATTAACGTCAAAAAGGTATATAACACGTTTAGAGGTGTAACATGGCAATCACAGTAGAAGCAGTCCACAGAAAGGTGCAGTACACCTCGACCGGCAGTGCAGGGCCGTACTCGTTTGCGTTTAAAGTCCTGGCGGCAACGGACATCAAAGTCAGTGTCGGAGCCACGGTGAAAACCGTGACCACGCACTACACCACTGCCTACAGTTCAGACGGAACGGGCTCCGTCACATTCACATCCGGAAACGAACCGGCCTCCGATGCTATCGTTACCATCGAATCTGACCAGGCTATCGCCAGGACAACGGACTACACAACCGGTGGAGACTTCACGGCATCCAGTATTAATGACGCTCTCGACCGGCTGACAATCAATGACCAGCAAATCGAGACGGAGCTATCGCGTAATATTCAACTGGCCTCAACGACAACCAGAACGACAAGCGGCACCGGTACATCTGGGCCGCTGGTGTTCCCATACGATGCCACCGTGTCGAACAACGCCAGCAAGCTCATTGCATTCGACTCAAACGGCACTGCCCTAGAAACCACAGACGGCAGGGTTGTCAGTACAAGCGCGACAGCCAGCGGCTTGAGTGCTGGGGCAAGTCCGACAGTCAGCGTCAGCTTTACAGCGTCGAGCGGTGCATTGGCATTCACGTTTGGAATCCCTGCCGGGGCAACCGGGGCAACCGGCGCGGCTGGTAGTGACGGTGAAGTATCTGAAGCGACAGCCGTTGCGCTTGCCATAGCGCTTGGCTGATTTAGGGGGGAAGCATCCCCGAAAGGAGTAAAACATGGCGAATACATTTAAAGTAGCAACAAGGGCGAGTGTCGATCATAGCTCTGCTGATACGATCTACACCGTTCCAAGTTCAACGACGACAGTGATCCTGGGCATGACGATCTGCAACCGTCATAGCGCAGCAACGGACATCGATGTCATTCTGGTTAGCGACACGGCTGGCGGCAATCCCAATACAAATGCAAACGTGTATCTTTTAAAGGACACAAGCATCCCTGCTGGTAGTACGCTGGAAGTTTTCGCAGGGCAGAAGATTGTCTTGCAGACTACGGACAGCATCACCGCGCAAGCGGCTGCGAATGATTATATCGATATTAGCTTAAGTTTCATGGAGATAACCTGATGCCCTTTTTAGGATCACAACCCGCCGAAGTTGCCTTAACGACTGGCGACTTGGGCGATGACATCGTGACGCTTGGGAAACTTGCAAGCGGGACTGATGGAGAGCTTATTACTTGGGATTCGTCCGGCAATCCCGCCGCCGTAGCGGTTGGAACGGCAACGCACGTTCTAACATCTAATGGTGCAGGTGCGGCACCGACGTTCCAAGCGGCTGGCGGCGGTAAGCTGATTTCAAGGAAATACTCCTCCTACGCTACGTATACAAGCACGACGAGTGTGATTCCGATGGATGACACTATTCCACAAATCACCGAAGGTGTGCAGATAATGACCGTCACCACGGATACATTAGCCAGTTCCAGTAATAGGCTCCGCATTGCCTATGGGGGGATGTTTAATTCATCGACAACGGGATCACGTCCATCACTTGCAATTTTTGATGGAGCGTCAAATGCCATCCACGCCATTATGAAGGCTGTCACCGCTAATAACACCTACGGATTTTTTTTCCACGGCGAATACGAATATGCCCCCGGTGCAACCACGGCTAAAACCATCACTTGTCGGGCTGGAACTGACAACGCGAGCTACACTCTTTATTTTAACGGATCGAATGGAGCCCGTTATTTAGGGGGCGCACAGTCATTTTATTTAATTGTAGATGAGCTAGAACCATGACACATGACGCTGTAAGAGCAATCCATCAAGACGCCGTGACCGTTGAAACAAACGCTGACGGTAGTTTTAAAGCATACGACAAAGATCACAAAGAGATCACTCTTGACGCTAGCGCGATAGCTTCAAAGGCTTCTGAGCTTGCTGCCACAAATGCAATCCTTGAAAAGATTATTGCGCTTGAAACTGAGATCACACAACGACGACAGCGCGAAGCTGGCTCTGATGATGCTGGTGGTAGCCAATCTGGACGTGATTGGATGAAAGCACAGGAAGCTAAGATTGCCACAGAGCGAGGTAAATTGTAATGCCCTATCTTGGATCATCACCAGCCAGAGGGTTGGTCGGAACAGCCGACATCGATGCGAACGCTATTGACGGCACTTTAACAAAAGATGCCCTTATTGCTGATTATTCTGATGTCACAATTACGGCCTCAGACCTAATCATGTACGGCGATGCTACCGACAGCAATAACACGAAGCGCGACACAGTGCAGGGGATCTTGGATTTGGCTGGTGGAGCAATGGTTTTCTTGGCTAGTCAAACTGCCTCTAGCTCAAGTACAGTAGATTTTACTAGTGGCTTTGATAGTTCAAAATATAAAGTCTATAAGTTTGTGGCTGAAAAATGTCACCCTTCAAATGATGCAGTATCTTTTAATCTCCGTACTAGATTCTCAGGCGGTAGTTTCTCAACATCGGGTTATCAATGGGGTTCTACAGAGCAGCAAAGCGGTGGAAGTAATAATGCGCGAGGTGGGACATCGCAAGTACAGATTGAGCTTTTACCTAACTCTGCCGTTGGTAATGCAAATGATGAAAGTGTGGATGCTGTCGTTTATCTTTTCGCACCCGACGACAATAGCCATTTTACAAAATTTGCTTTCCACGCAACCTGTATAACGAATGGTGGAACATTTCACTCTGCAACTGGCGGTGGTGCGCGAGATAGTTTAGGTGTGATTGATGCTATTCAATTTTTATTTAGTGCAGGGAATGTCGATAGTGGCACTATCCGTATGTACGGTTTAGCTTTAAGTTAATAGGAGATATTAAAATGGCAAGATCAGACTACACACACAAAATGGTAGACGGTAAGAGAGTTGATCTTACTGATGCTGAAATAGACGAGTGCGTTGCCCGTGAGGAAGCGTGGGAAAAGGGTAAGGCAGATCGTGCTTGGGCGGCTATTCGGGAGGAACGCGATAGCCGTTTAGTCTCAACAGATTTCTACGCACTGTCAGATGTAACTTTGGCAGATAACATGAAAACTTACAGGGACAATCTGCGGAAGGTTCCTCAAACCACGTCGGACCCGGTAGCGTTTCAGACCCAGTGGTATGAGTTCAATGCAAAGAAAGCTGGCGTGTCGGACCCGTGGCCGACTAAACCATAATAAGGTAGGTGTGCTATCGATCCTGTGACTCTTGCCGCCAGCATAGCCGCCGTGAAAACAGCGGTCGGCGCGGCCTCCAATGTAAAGGACATAGGGTCGAGTCTGCAAAAGCTGTTCGCGGATCAAGAGCAAGCAGAACAGAATAAAAATTCTAATGACGCTAAACCAAAAACCCGACAGCAACAAATACTTCGCCGCCGCGCTGGTGAGGACATAGATGCCTATGGAGATGACACCAGCATCTCAAGCGTGGCCGCTGATGTTTTAGCGGAAAAACAAAACGAGCTAAGTATCCAGGCGTTAGGAAAAGAGATAGACCGCAAGTGGGGGATGGGAACCTGGGAGAGGATACAAGAAGAGCGCACCAAGCGTTTGAAGGCGAAGGAAGATAGAGACCTGGCGGCCAAGGCTAGGGCAATCGAAAAGCGTGAACATGACAGAGCATTACTCAGGCGTATTTTAATCGAAGGTAGCAAAGCCATTACTGTTATCCTGATTATATGCCTTGTGATTGGGGGGCTCTACTGGGCGGCTGAAAGGGGAGGATCAATCTGATGGAACTCACCGCATCCCATGCTCTCCAAATTGCGATACTGGTTGGAACTGCCATATCTGGGTATGCAGTTGTGAGGGCTACTGTGCAACGCCTCAAGGAAGACTTTTCAGATCACATTAAAAGTTATGAAGACACCCGTGAAAAGTTTGATTCGCGTTTGGACAAAGCTGAACAAGAGCGGGGTAAAATCGCAAACCAGGTTCTCACGTTAAAGAATATAAATTCCCCACATGAATTGAAGCTCCTTAACAGGGAGCTTGAGGGGCTTCAAAAGGAGATTAAGTGGATTACAAAAACACTAGATCAACTATCTCACGCTCATAATGGGAAGCATCCCCCAGTGGAGAGCAAGTGATGGAACCCAGAGATCTGGTGACCGTTGCACCTGGAGGAGTGGCCGTAGTCGCGTCGTGGCTGGGTGTGGTCGAAACAAGCCTATCGATCATACTTTTGGTCGCAAGTTTATGTTTTCTTGCATGGCGATGGCGACAGGCGGCAAGGAGTAAAGACTGATGCTCCGCTTGCCAATAATTTTTCTGACGCTTTTTCTCACCGGCTGTCAAACCCAGGCGGAGACAGCGAACACGGCAACTCAGCACATACCGCATTGCGGCACCGTTGCCAAAATGAAAAGCATTCTGGAGGGGCTCTTTAAGGAAGAGATGCTGATCACTTCCGTGCATAAGGGCGACGGATCAATCATCAGTTTATATGTGGGGCCAGGAGGCGGGAGCCTTATCCGCACCGTCAACGACAGAACGTGCATCCTGATGGTCTTACATAAAATCAAGGTGATTGATCACGAAGATAAGCTGACAGCGTTGAGGAGTGAGTAATGCGGTACATTTATATTTTAGCCGTTCTGGTTTTCCTCGAAGGATGCCGGTTACGAATCCCCGTAGATATGTTTGGATATTAGGAGGTCAAGATGCTTGGTGCATTACTGCCAGTCCTGGGGCCTATAGTTTCGGATGTTGTCGGTCGGGTGCTACCGGCTGACAAGAACAAGGCCCAGCAATTACAAAACGAACTCAACATGGCGATGCTGTCGAACTCAGCCGCTATCGAGCAAGCGGCGGCAAGCGTTGTTATTGCCGAAGCGAAAAGCGAACACACGATCACGGCAACCTGGCGGCCTATACTCATGCTGGTCATCACGGCTATTGTCGGATGGAACTATTTGTTCGCGCCTCTGATCGAACTGGTCGTTCAGCTTACGACTGACAACCAGATACCTCTTACCATTGAACTCCCGGAAGAGCTATGGACGCTCCTGACCGTTGGTGTCGGCGGCTACATCGTCGGCCGGTCTGGGGAGACAGTAGCCTCGAAGCTCAAGAAATGATCAAGGAGATGATAATGTACCCCATTGAGAAACTGGTCACGGACCTGACCGTCGAGGAGGGCTATCGGGCTCATGCCTATCGTTGTACGAGTAATGCTATCACCGTGGGTGTCGGAAGGAACATCGATCAGGATGCCGGTGGCCTGGGAATCAGTGAAGACGAGGCCCAGTATATGCTCAAGAACGACATCACCCGTTGCATCGAAGAACTGGAGAACCTGGACTGGTTCAACGAACTCGACACCAAGCGGCAGGGTGTCATCATTCATTTAAATTTCTGGATCGGTACGCCCAGGATGCTGATGTTCAAGAATATGATTGCGGCATTGGAGGCGGAAGACTTCGAGACGGCGGCCGCTGAGTTGCTGGATAGTAAACTCGCCAGGGATATTCCTGGACGGGCCGCACGTCTCGCTGATGAAATGCGGAGCTAGTCAATCACCACTACGGACCTTTCCTGGCCGCGCAATAATTTAACGTGACCCCGTTCCGCCATTCGATAGATCATGGAGTGAACGGCGGAGGGTGTTTTCAAATTACAGAGCTTCATCAACTCCTGATAGGAAGGTGAATACCCGTGTTCGGCAGTGAAATCCCGAATAAGGTTTTTCATATGCAGTTGCTTGGGCGTTAACGACAACTTGATATTATCGATCATCATTTTTTTGGTCCTAAATTTTTATTGTACTCTGTGCGCTTGTCTTCCAATGCTTTTTTCCCAGCCTCCGGTATTGAGTTGAGACCTTCCTCATTGGTTTTCATAAACGCTTTCATGGCAGTCATCCGGTCGCGTGGCGGAATCCCCTCATCCTTGTAGATTTTGTCCAATTCAACCAGGTAATCCTTGTAAAATTTATGGGAATCGTCATACGCCAGTTTTAAAGGCTCTGGAGGGACATCCTCCTCCTGGGGCACTTCGGGTTCGGGAGGTGCAGAGTCGGCTATCTGGGGCAATTCTGGGGCACCTTTTTTTAGATCACCTGGAAACAGTTCATCTAATTCGTATTCAACTGTCTTTCCAGGGATGTCATCCGCCTCAACCTCGTCAACCCAGCCCAAACCACAGATCGAGAGCGTGACTCGCCGCTTGGCTTTGGTGATGGCTTTAAGAATTGCATTGGCACGGGCCTCACCTCTGAGCCCAGCGATGGAAACCGCACCAGTGTCTTCATCGTGACGGCCGTATTTGTTCTGAGCGGCGACGGAGACGATGTAGACACCATCGATCTCCTCCTTGGAGATGACCTTGATGCTGACACCGTGCAGGGCTCGAAGCTGATCCGCACAATCACGTTTCGCATAGAGCGTGAGCTTGCCGCTCAACTTGATGTAGTCGAAAGGCTTGGTCATTGGGTTAAGACTGAGCGATTCGCAGACTGTCTTGTAATAGGTCACTCGCTCTTTCTCGTTGAGTTGTGCCAGATCACCCTTGATCATTACGCCTTCAAGGATTTTGGCAGGGTCTTGGATTGCGACTTGGTTCATTGTGCGGCTCCATGTTCTTTGTCTTCCATGTTTTCTTTTATGTACTCGTTAATCAAATGCTGTATTACTTGGTTCTGTGTAAGGTTGAATCCAAGCGTTTCGCTTAAACGTTGTTGGATCTTGTTCAACTTGGTTCGGCAGATAACTCTCAAAGAAATTGCGACCTGTTCCTGACCATATTTGTGGGCATTTTTCATTGTTCTAATCTCCATACTTTAATTTCTCTTGCGTGGGCAGATGGACGGCGCGACTTGACACGGTCACCCGTGAACTTCCATTTCTTTTTGGCAAAGATGGAGCCAGCGGCGTTGCCCAGGTCTCCGTATTTGTGACCCAGGTACTGCATCCGCATGGCAACATCATCAGATGTGCAAATGCCATCGCCAATGTGATTGGCTACCCATTCAGCCGCATCCCTGG